TCAGTAATGGTAGCAAAAACTGTACCGTCGGTTAGATTGATTGTATATGCCATGTCAGTTACCTGTTCCTAGTTTCAATATTTATACAGCATTTATGTTGCTCAGCGTCTGTATACGCAGGGTGTAATCAATTTGAATTTGTCTATTCAAACTTTTTTGCACCGGGTGAAAAATCACATGAGTGATCAACCGTAAATTAGTTGTACTACCATTCCATGTTTTAAGTCCTAATTCATCAAATACAAATTCCCCATTGAAATTTGTTGAATTATCAAAGGCCTGTTGTGCGGGCGGCTCGCCATAGTCCAACAAACAAGTCACAAGAATATCACTGTAAACATTGCCACTGGTGTGCAGGGCAGTCATCTTGTTGTTTTCTGGATCAATGTTGGCAGCTGAGTTGTCATCAACCACTTTGGCGTAGGTTTGATTGTACAAGTCAGCGTTTTGACCAGTGGTGTTTGGGGGCAAATAAGTGATAACGCCTGTGGGGTCAACTGAACTTCCACCGTTGCCAAATGCCATTTGATAGATGTAACCGGTGTTGCGATCGCTCAGGGTCTGAGCCATGGCCAAACTGATATTTTCGTAGTGAATTGCGTTCTTTTTGTCCACCAGCACTTCACCAGTTTTGGGATTGTGTATCTTTACAAATCCTTCAATTTTGCACAGTCCGGGCTGAATAATCATGCTCGTCCCTCCACGTAAGTTTTTTGGGTTTTTGGGTCAAATATACGCATATGGGCTTGTACACTGATTGTGCCAGTTTCATTGGGGCGGCGAGCAGGTTGCTCTTTTGGGGGGTTTGACTCCACCGTTTGTTTTTCAGTTTGATTTGCCATGATCAGTTATTTATCCGTGTTATCTGCCGCACAAAAACCTTGCGGCCACAGTGTCAGTTTCTTGCAAGGCCACCCCGTCGCTGGCAGTGTTGACACCTGGTTGATACCAGCTCAATCCACGGCGTTGCAATATCAGCACTTCACTGCCAGCAGCTGGTGGCAACATGGGAGTGATGGGGTCGTTGTCAACTAGAAACTCAATGGCCAAGGGTGAAAAATCAGTTACAATATATCGATATTCACTGGTGGCTTGGGTTTCACTGTAGTTGTATTGTCTCACTCCACCCACATAGACTTCAACACTTTCTGTGTAAGCAGTGCTAGAGTCGCCAAAATCTCCAATATCTATAGCGGGGGCATAATAGATAGTTGTGCTACCATCGGCTAGACTTGAATTAGACACTACATAATTTTGGTACACTTCATTCAGCAAATTGCCTGTGCCCAAGTCATACACTTCTGTGCCAATCAAATGCGAAGTGGCCGCTGTGCCAGCTGTGCCTCTGCGCAGGCTCGATACTGTGTTAGATACCAAGTCAATGTTGCGATACAAAATACGCTCGCCGCCAATGGTAATTGTACCAAATACACCACTGGCCAAGTTTGGTATTGATAATTTTGCAGCATCTTCAACATAAATTATGTCAGCAGTGGCTGACAATGCTTGCGCCAACACAGTGGTTGTATCAGCAGTCATACGATAGGTTGCTTGTACACCGCGCATGTCTTGGAAAATACGGAATGCTGCGGCTTCAGGAACTATGCTGTCAGTAAATTCTGTTATCACCATGGTCTCTGTGGGACTGATTGCACCCGATGCTAAAATTAAATATTGACCCTGTATGATGTAATCTGATCCCTCAAACAGTCTTGTACCATCCAATGTGACCCACAGTCTACCAGCCGTGACATCCGGTCTTTGCAAATCAAAATTGTTGTCAGGTACACTGGTACCAATAGTGTAGTCAAAAGATCCTGGTTGATCATTAAATGATCCAGAATCATAATTGGTGCTGTCATACGGTTCATTCACTGTGAGCCCGGTCACTATTGGGCCCACAAATACCAATGTCAATGCGTTTTGTTGTGCTGTGTCGTTCCAGGTAGTGACAGTAATGTTATCATTGAAATTCAGTGCAGCATTAAATTGCACGGTGTCACCTGCTATTTGATATGCAGCCACGGTAGTTACACTGATCAATATCCTTGCACCAGCTGCTGGCGGCGTGACAAACACCACTTGGCGTCCAGGTGTGTTACTGCCAGACCAGTTGGTAACACCATAGGTACCAACAGTTGCACCCACGCTTTGCACCTGTAGCACATTGTCTACCCATACTTGAACTTGATCAGGTGCATAAATTAAACTTTGTTGATAGCCGCCGCGTTGAGGCAGGCCAAAACTCACAGAACTGTCATCTCCAATCCATTCTATGCCTTCAGGAGGTTGGATTCTTGCACCATTTATTTCTACTATCATGTTGGCAACATTGGTACCAGACAAATTGGCAGTTAATGTAACTGAGTTGGTGGCCAGTACAGCACCGACTGCAACAAAGTTTTCAACTACTGGAGCACTCCAACTTTGGAAATCAGTTGGCGCAAATTTGGCGGTGAGCTCGCCTAACCATAGAGTCTGATCGTCTAATAGATCAACTTCGGTAGTGCCGTTCAAACTCAATGTTATTGCATTGGTGGAATCTTCTACAATGCTGAAGATTTGATATTGTTCATTGGTCAACACACCGCCCAGGCTGTAACCTGAAAACGTCACAGTCTGCCCCACGGTGAGTGTGCTTAAATCGCCTTGCAAGATCACGGCGTTGCTTGTGCCCACAACTTCTGTCGCTGGCATACTCAATGCATTGCCCAAGGCCACAACTGTGACCAAATCTGTCAAGGTCACAGTGACTGGTATCTCAACCTTGGAGTAGTTAGACGGTACAAATGGCAACCAATATGTGATGTCGGTCAACAAAATACCTGGCGGTATTGTTTGAACAGCGCGATAATACGTGCCTGATGGACTGCCGGTCATTGAACCAGATGCTGTGGTCAGTGTCAACGCTGTGGTTGAACCAGCCACGTCAGTGATTAAAAACTGTGTGCCATTGGCCACGCTTAACACATAGTATTTTACACCACTCACAATGCCACCAAACACAGTGCCAGAAAATACAATGGGTTGTCCTATTGTCAGGGAACTGGTATTATTGCACGTGATCACACTATATGTACTATTGGTATTGGTACAAGTGATGGTGTTGTTGTTGAACACCACGTCTAATGCTTGATATTCTGAAGTCAGCGCCCAAGGAATAGATTCTATGTATGGTGACACAAGGGGGTTGGCAACCAAACTTCCATTTACAAAGATTGGTACACTTACAATTTCTTTGTAGGCCACTGGTATGATAACATTGTTGTTTGCGGCAATAATGTCAGCACTCAAATATGTTTTTCTAAACAGTTGGCTGCCGCCACCCACTTCGTACACATTGATATTGATGATTTCGCCACTAGCCACCCCAGAAATAATTTCAATGGTCTGATCAGCCCATTCTATAGAGTAGTTGACATCTTGTATCAAGTCTACACCAGTGGTCAAATTAGATACCAGTACTTGCGTCGTCACTTGCACCAAATTGGCCCAACTGTAAATCAAAGAAATTCCTGGTTGGTATGTGTAACGAACAGAAGTTATTTGGAATCCATGTCCATTGTTATCCCAGTCTGATCCTGGACGGGTGTAAATTCGCATGTCCAACGTGTCATACTCTGATCCATTGACCAGTTCTTCAGGTGCATGCCCTTCGTATGCACCAACAAATTCTCCACCGTCCACATTGATGTCGCTGAACTGAGTGCCAAGGTAACTGTCTAAGAAACTGCTTTGATAATTTGCATCCAACAACAGTGTTGTTTGTGCTGACATAGTACCAACAGCATCAGTCAGTGACAATGCAAACCCTCCCTCAGATGTGCTGACAGTGAAAGTATTAGAAGTCACAACAGAGTGTACAAAGTAGGTGATTCCTACTTGTACGCCGCCAAATGCTGCCCCAGAAAATTTTACTGGATTGCCCACTGTCAATTGCAGTGTGGCACTACAAGTAATGGTATTGTCACTGGAGTTGGTTGCTGTGCAAGCAATAATTGGATCAGTTGAGGAACTACCCAAGAAATAATTGCCGTACACTTGCACTCCAGGATAGTCAATGCCATCTATCAATAATGGTAGTTCCAATCCAGGACTGTTTGCAGCTGGAACATAAAGTCCAGCAGTTCTATCAACACCTGTCAGACCAGTTGCTTGAGCAGCACCCGGATAGGTATAGTTTGCGGCATTGACCAAGGTCCAATTTTCAAGATCAAATGTAGGACCAGTAACAGCACTGCTGCCATCTGAACTGCTGGCCGACCATACTTGATTATTGTAACGCACCAAAGTACCATTTAGATAAGTGCCGTTAGTGCTCCAAGTTTCAACGGCTGTTTGGTATTGATATCGGTCATATCTAATCACAGTTTTAAATGAGCGTGTGCGCCCATTTATCAATCTGGGATATGCCACAGCACCGGTGCCGTTGCCGCCATCAAAGACCACAGTGGGGCTTGAGCGATATCCTTCGCCAGAATCAATTACATTGATAGCATACACTTGACCAAGACTATTTAACAATGCCACTGCCACGGCAGGACGAGTTGGCACTGGATCATCTGGATTGGCGGTAATTATCACTTCAGGCGGTTCAGTATAACCGGATCCGTTGTCAATCACATCAATGGTGTCAATGCTCATTAGATAATTTTGATACCATTGACTGTAAGGCCACGATGTCCAAACTGTGCTATTGCTGGGCAGATCACTTAAAATATTATTTTGTGAATTGACCGCAGTGCCATGATCATATGGCAACAATATTGGACTGGTATATTGTGGAACATCCAATGAGATGTTGTAGTAGGCTGGTACATCAAAATCAGTCATGTCACCAAACCACTCATTAAAACCGTTGTACAACAGATTAAATGCACGAATTTGTACATGGTACGGCTTGACCTCTTGGATGTAATCCAACACAAATTCTTGATTGTCACGACTGTAGTTTTGATATGGTAACAAACTACGAATTCTGTGTTCAACATCAATCAAGCTGGTTTTGATCAACCATTCAGGTGCTGCAAATTCGCTCAGTACAAAGTTAAACATCAAAGTCAATGCACGATTGCGTTCAATCAATAAATCGTCAATGAAAATTTCTTCGTTGATGGCTTGAATAATTTTACGAGTTTCAATCACAGGTTCTTGATCATAGTACTGAGCATCAAATACTTCCACGTCAAACCCAAATCGCCCCAATTGATAATCCCACAGTTCTGCTGAAAATTCTATAGTGCCATCTTGTAATATCACTCGATCATATCCGGTGGCTGTGCGCAGGTAAATTTCATATTTGCCCTGAGCATTGGCAATGACTTTTACACTGCTGCCTACTGGTACATCAATTGTGGACAATCCTGCATAATTAGGAACCTCGGCAATAATTTTGTTGCTGGCGTTGTATCCAGGCATTACCCAATTAATATAGCTCCAGTATTGTTTAGTATCGTAATTTTGAACTTGAGTAAGTAGCAACTGTCTAGTGGCCACGGTGCCACTGACCAATTGAACTGTGTAAATTGTCCATAAACCTCGATTGTTGCTGTCACTGGTCACCAGGTACTTGTAGCCCAATACAACATCATAGATATTTTGAAATCCCAAAATATCAAGGTTGGCCACTTGTTTGTTCCATTTGCCTGATGTGGCACCAGGTTCAGGGTCTTGGCTGTTTAACAGCACAAACTCTCTATTTTCAGAAATTGTGTATCTTGCACATACTTCATTGGCTCGTGTTAGATAATTTTTCAGTGCAGCAAATCTATCCACAAACATGCTCTGTCGTGGACGGAATTGAACACCATAACGTTCGGCCACGTTGAGATTGATATCTGGCACCAAATTACCTGCAATGTCTACTCCGCAGAAACTGTCTAATAATTTACGATATAAATTATCACTGAGAAATCCATCTGCTTGATCTTGTGCAATTAATTCGTACTCAACGTGTACATCATCATTGGTGTATTCACGATCAAACTCAATACTGATAATGGTATCTTGTGCTGAAATAAGATCTCTAGCATTGTAAATTGCAAAGGTACTTGCATCAATCGGAGCAATATATGGTATACCACTAGCGCGAGGATCACTGATATAGTTGGCCACAGTGCTGATTGGCAATGTTTTGCCTTGTGCAGTAGCGGTAGTGGTCAACCCACGAACCCAGTAATAATATTCACGTACAAATACGCCAGTTTGATTTAACACAGTGTTGACTGTGTAACTTGTGGTATCTCTTGGAAAGCCAGGACCTACATAGTTGGCTGGTGGCACATTGCTCACTATCCATTGATACACGTCCACTGAACTTCCTGGGAATACTTGTCCCCACCGTCGGCTGGCGTAAACAATATCATCTTGATTGGGGTCAATAAATCTCACAGTGCCGGTATCCCACCAAGTCTGTCCTAGATATCCAGCAAACCAACTTGAACCAGTTATGTTACGAGGTCCCACATTGTAATTGGCAGGATCCACTGCTCCAATGTAATCCAAGTTCTGTTTGGCGGCACCAAGAATTTTGCCTTGCAATGGATTGAAAAAATCAAAATATGATGTTGTAGCCGAAGTCACGCGATCATATGCATAGACTGAATTTAGCAATCTTACGTCTACCACTGGCAGTTGTTCTCTTAGCACTGTCCATGCTGGTGTGCGAGTGGCATTTTCACTGATGAACACTCGCCCGTAATTGCCGGTCAATGTGCTGTCGCCAAGTTCATTGCCAGGAGCACCGGACCATAATAGGCCAGAAGTGTAATCAACTGCTGCACCATATCTGTCATATGAATTCACATTGGAATTTTGTATTTGCTGACCAAACACAAACTTGCCAGGATTGCTCAGGGTGTTGGTGCTGCCGGACAACAAATCATAAGTGTATATAGATCCACTTTGCATCACCTGGTCAAAAAAGTCAGTGACTCCTTCATCAAATATTGTTTCGCCAAGATCAAAAATTACTGCAAGGTACAATGTGCCCTGTGGAGCACCCACAACCAAGTTAACAGCAGAATCGTCTACACTGATGCTGGCACCAAATGACGCAAAATCTTGCGGGTATGGACTGATTATGGTTTGAGTAAATGCAAATACATCAAATCCAAGATCAGCAAATGTTGTGCCTATGCTGCCTGGTGCCACTTGCAACTTGTTGCCAACCGCTGCGGCAGCTGAGTTTTTCACTGCCAGCGTTAGCCGTCCTGATCCATCAACTGTGGCGTTGACATTGGGCACTGCGGCGTTGATGGCTGAGGCCAATCCCGTGACATTTTGATTGGGCGAGTTGGGCACTGCAACATCAATATTGTTGATACGAATTGTGTCACCATTGTCTAATGCAGGATTACCAACTGTAGATGTTATGATGCCGTAGGTGCGACTTTGATTGACATTGCGTTGAACCACACCACCTTTGAATGTTTGAATACCACTCTGCGGTGCACCCACATACAGGCTGCAATTGTAGCTGCAAAGATCTAGTGCTTGTCCAAAGTTACTGAATTCTTCCAGTGCATTTTGATGCACAATTTGTGTCTGTGCAAATTGATTGGTCTCAATTTCTACTATGTCACCAGTTTGTAAATTGCCGTTGATGGTGACCACGTTGCCAGTCACCGTGAATGTATTGCTGGCATGCGGAGTTGTGGCAGCGGCATTCAGCAAAAACTCACCATTGACCAGCACACTCACTGGCTCAGCAACCGATCCAAGTACTGTGAATTGGAATCCTGAAATAGTAGAATTGTCTGAATTGTAGATGAATTTTTGTACATTTCTGTCATACACGTACACTGAGCCTGCTTGCGGATACGAGTTCACAGTGGACACTGTCATGGTCAAGTTGTTGTACAACACACTGCCGCCCACCACACTGCCAAGTATGGTAATTGTATCTCCAATTGTGTAGCCTTGTCCAGGATCTGTCACTGTGACTGAGTAGGTGTTGGCTGCTTTTGCTATGGTGAATCTGGCACCAGTACCTGACCCAGAAGTGGAATTTTGTGAGATATTGGTGTATGTGTTGGTGCCAACTGCTGCCAGACCTGTCAGTGTTACCGCATTCAACGCACCAGAAATCAATACTTTTTCACCACCAATCAGCACTTGACGACCATCAGTGCTGGTACTTACACTGCTGCCAAATCTATCGCCTGCTGTGCTGCCACCATAAGATATTGTGCCTGCATATTCAAAATATCCTTCGGCACGTACCAAGATTGTTGTTCCTGCAGTAGGCACACTGCCAATAAAAGTCAAATCTTTAGTGGTTGAATTGAATGTGTAGTCAATGTTGGGACGTTGTAAAACATCATCAACTTGAACGCTGAAACTGTAGATGGAATCAACTGTGAAGAAATATTCATTCAAGGAGAATGTGTTGACCAATGTGCCTGCATATGTAGGAGTACCAAATACACCAGTAACGATCCCACCTGCCACGGTGACTTGCATCACAATGTTAGCATTGCCGTCAAAACTTGCTGCTGATATGGTCAATGTACCTGCACTGGGACTGCCATTTGCGTAACCTGACCCACCACTGCTTACCGACACTGTCACAGTATTGCGCAGTCTAGTCACGGTAAATTCTGCGCCTGTGCCTGTACCACCTGTGGCTGTCACATTGTAATAAACGCCGTAATCAAGAATTTTTCGATTCACACGTTGAATTTCGACAGCTTCGCCAACAGCAGGTGCGTTGGTAAATGTCACTGTGCTGAAAGTAGAGTCTACAGTGTAATCAACATTCAATATTTGGCCAGCGCCACCTACACCAATTTGCAACTGTGTGTCAGCATTGATTTGTATTGCATCGCCAATGTAAAAAGATTTTGTTAATCCATCACCAAATGCATTTAAGAATTGTTTTTCCCAGGGCACTTGCCCATACGCATAAACTCGATTAACGCCCGGTGCACCAATGTACATCCAACGCTCGTCTAGACTCACAGTGGCCGAATAACCAAATTCGCCTTGGTCTACACTGACACTGTCTGGAGTGGTCAGCAGTTGCCATGGTCCGTAAGGTATGCTACCAGGTGCAGCCAATAATGGGTCACGAAAAATTACAGCCGCATATCCATTGTTGACTTGGCTGACGCTGCCCAGGCTGGCTGATGCTCCGGCCACTGCCCAGTCTTTGTTGCCAAACGCAACACTATTACCAAACCCACGCACACCTGTCACATCCAAGGTCAATACTGAATCAAGTGGTGCCAGTGGGCTAATCACAGTGTATATGTCGCTGTCGCTGCGAACATACACATATACGCCACCTTTTCTAGGCAGTGAATCTAAAGAATACGATGTCCAGTAAGTGGTATTGGTCGGCACTGGTCCTGGTGGTGTTGGAGTTCCCAGTACACATTGATAAAATGCAGTTTGATAAGGATCAGCCACAAATACAATGTCGCCTATGTTGTAAATCTCTGCTTGGCTCCATTCAGTTGCATCCACAGGGAATCTGTATTGCGGGCTACCCACGATTGCGGCATACTGACGCTGTGCTTGTGCCACACTGGAACTGTACTGCTCACCTACATCAGTCAAAACTGGTGCTAGTTCAGTCAAGGAAGAGAATACTTCTTCCTTTTTCAACACAGTCCACGAATCGTCACCATTGTTGTCAACCCAAACTTGAGCACCAGGCTGAATGGTGTTGGCATACGGTAAATTGATAATGTCGCTGGCCTGGGCCACACGTTGAGTCTGCAATGTAAAGGCTAGACCAGTGCTGTCTACAATGGTACGACTGCCAGTGAAGCTGAATGCAACGGTAATTTTTATTAGACTTGGTACACTAATAACTGTGTATACTCCGTCAACTTCAAAATCAAACTGTTTTATGATGAGTTGATCACCCGATTTTAAACCATGTTGCTGTGAAAATATCACCAAGCTGGTGCCATCTAGGTTGTCACATACATGTTGCACTGTGCCTGGCACTGCTTCGGCTCGATAGATATCCCAGTCATATTGATTGGTTTTTGCCACCCATATGGTGGTACCAACCGCAATGAGATTTAAATTTGCTTCCAAACTGGCAGTGTCATTTATGTCAAACACTGTGATGTCAGCATCATCTAAATTGACATAACCAGCAGTGGGCAATGCCGTGTCTGTTGGTAATGACTTGGTGACTGGCAGTATGTCAGTTGAAGTTATTTTGTAACTTTGTCTCCATATGTCTGACAACAAAATTGGTTGGTCTGCCTGGCTTGATTCACCTGCAGCCACCACTTGTACCAGGCTGGGATTGCTGTTTAGTAGAGCACGATCCAATCTCAACTGGAAGAAACTACGGTTGGCATTGGCACCGTACACCGCACGTTGCACTGCCCAATTTTCATAGATGTTATAGTCCGCCTGTTCTTTACCGAGATTGGCTTGTGCAAATAATTCTGCACTGAGTATGGTGCCTTTTGAACCCAAGAATTGTCGATAGATGTTCAGTTGACTGACGTCATCAAGATTCAACGATGACATGTATTGTCGTGGACGGAATCCAATCAAGCCGTAACTCAGCAGGTCATTGTCGCCTTCCAGGTTGGCAGTGTTGATGTTGTAGCTGTTTTGCAACTGATCAGCTTTGTTGGCCAAGTTGGGCAACAGTCCCAATTCAATGCGTGTGTAGTCACTTTGATACCAATCATTGGCGTTGAACAAGATGCTGGGCTGTACAATAGTGGCTGCTGACCAGTAGGTGCCTTTGTAAGTGACAATTTCGCCTTTGGCATAGGTCCTGTATGGATCCCATGCCTCAATGTTGTTTTGATTTAGAATAAATCCTTGAGCATCAACTGAGCCATTCCATTCGGTTGAGGTGGCAGCAATCAAATTCAATCTGCTTTGTCTGGCACCCGTGATAGGAGCGTAAATCAAATCACCAAATGTACTGGCATTGTCCAATACAATCATGTGTTCATAAGCAGTGTATTTGAGATCAATATAACTCAAAGTTTGATCTGTGGCCGGTTCCACAGTGAATGTGTTGTCCAGGCGTGTGATAATCAAGTTACGAGTAGACAACTCGCCACGGTTTTGATCCAGTAAAATATTTTCGTTGGTTTGGGCCACAATGCTGTCCACTATGGCCTGCGGTCTAGTCACACTGAGTTTGAATGCCAAGGGATTCAAATTGATCAGGGCATTGTCATCCCAACCTTGTTGACTCCAGTACAGGAATTCATTGACCATTTGCCCCCAACTCAAAATATAACCGTTGGTGGTATCTTCAAATACTACACCCTGACGTTCAAGGTATTGTCCATAGCTCAACAAAAAGTTACTGACTGCTGTTTGGTTGGCAAATATAGTGCCATAAGGTACCTGCACAACTTGATTGCTGTAGATGGTTGGTACTTGCACTGTGACTCCACCACTGCCGTAAGTTTGTAGTTGTCCAGCAAACACACTGGCCATGGTGTTAAAATAAGGCTGCGTGGTGCTGTAGCCAAACACTGCATAACCACCAGGTGTTTGCTGGACAACTACTGATGAATAGCTGACTCGATCAAACGGTTGATTTTTATACAACAGCAAATTGTAACTGTCATCAGGAATCAAGAACGTGGTGTTGATACTGTTGGGACTGGACTTTTCAGTGTAAATTTTGATATACTGTTTGTCGCTGAAGCTGGCCATGCGGTAACACAGTCTCACATCAAGGCTGGCTAGGTCAGCAGTGAGCTGGGTGGTGCTGTCAAGACCACTGTTGCGATTGTAGTCTACTATCCAGTCAATATAACTGGCTTTGCTGACACCATTGCCATAAACTTCAATTCCATTGGCGTCCAAACGATATCGATCATTGTAAAGGTATTGTCCAAATTCTGCTTGATAGCGATACAAATCTCTGTCAGCAAACAGTGCAAAAAATTTAGCCGGTTGTGTCAAGGCCAACAGTCGCATGGCTGCAAAAGGATACGCACTTGAATTCCACCATGACGCTTCAACTGGGCCGCCAGCGCCTACTGCCCAACTCTTGCGGAAAGTTTGATCATTGTATTTGCCAGTAACTGCGTCGAATGGACTCAACAATTCACCTTCTGTGCCAGTGGGTATTATCTGACTCAGTCCTGGACGAGCATATTCTGGACGATAATAAGGTGCCACTGGGTCAGCAACATATCCTGCTTCTAAATCGTCCCACAGCACCAAGTTGTCTTGTGTGTATGGTCCTGCACCATAAACCACAGCCCACCAGTCTGGTTCCACAGTAAATCCCAGCATCTCCCATGGAGTAAGTTGGGGCTGTTGAGTATCATAATAGTAGCGATAGATGCCGCGCCAGGCACCCAACAGTGGTTGATTATCTAATTTGCTCTGACTCCCACTGTAGTTCCATGTGAACTCATTGTTGGCGCGATAATCTTGTGCGCGATAATCCAATTTGTTCCAGGCCACATAACTCAAAAAATCTTGTTCTAAAATAGTGGTTATCTCACTTGATGAGAAACCAGTTGTTCTGAATTGTCCAGGGATAACTTCTGCCAGATTAATCGGAACTGGGTTACCATCTAATTTTAAATTGTTGTAAATTCTTGTTTCAAATTCCAACAACACTTGATCTCGAATGTCATTGAATGCACGAGTGACCGATCCATCATGTCCAATGATTACTGATTGGGTGCCTGTGCTGGTGACTTGTGTTATTTGCTCTGGGCGCCAGGCAGGATACAACCCCAGCTTGGTAGGTGTGTTGGGGACAAATGTGCCATATGTGGTGTCGTATTCATTTATGGTCAACACATCGCCCAATGTTAATGTGGTTAACACAGTAATTCTAGGACCATCCGTGGCCACAATGTAATCTAGTCCGCGTGTTAAAATTACATCATTTAGATAAACATCCATGCCTTGGTAATTTGCCGAGGTGTAATTATAGACATTTTGAATGTCAAATGTAGTGCCTGTGGTGTTTGAAATTGCGTAAGTCAATGTTTGATACACGCTGCCTGCAGGCAACATGTCTGACCAATAGAACGGTTGAGTAGATACTCGTCCCAGAGTGATATCGGCCATGGCAGTATCCAACACCTGGGCTGCGGTCTGATATTGAATGAGTTGTTGTGTGACAGCATTCAACATCTGCCCTTTAAATTTTAAATATTCGTTGCTGTTGTACTGCAAGCTGGCAAAAATATTAAACTTTTCGCTGCGCAAGAAATATCCAGCCAGGGTCAACGGAGAACTCTGTTGCAGAATAATTTGTCCGTATATGCTGATGTCGCCTAGATCTCTACTGTTGTTGGCACCAGATACTGGTCCTGACAAATCTGCCAAATTCTCACATATACTTTCATAGTGAGTGCGAATAGTACCCAATGTAAACACATCGCTGTTGCCATTTAATGGATTATTTTGCAGGTTAATGGGCACTTGATAAAATGCCACTGCACTGGTTTGATCACTCAAGGCCAATAATTCAATTACGTCAGTTGGCAAATATGTGTTGGTCAATGTAACGGTGGTGCTGTTACTGCTGGTAAGATAAGAATATTCACTGGGAGGAATATATGTTGATCCTACGTAAATTTTCAATGGCGGTAGTGATGATGTTGTTTCTACTTTTACATCCAACTGCAAAGTTCTACCGGTGTAGTTGAATTTAAATTGTTGATAATCTTGGCTGGTGGACACTGCTGTTTTCCAACCCAACAGTCTTTCAAACACAGTACGTGTGGCATATTGTCTAGGTGTTCCTGAACTGATTGCTAAAATTTGGCTGACATTGTCAACCACATAAACAAATGTGTCTTTGTACAAATTATTTTCAAAAACAATATCACCAATGTTGTTGATATTCAGATATTGCAATGGGAATTGCAAAATAGGATCTAGTATGCCAGTGTCGCCCACAGCATAACTCAGTAGCTTGCTGCCAACAAATGTGCTACTGGGATAGGTAGCGTTATTGCTAAAACTTACACCATCCAAATTGTACACATCAAACAATGGGGCTTGTTGCACGCCAGTTTTGAGTTGGGCCTGGGTCCATGATGATCCGTTATACCAAAAAGTCAGTCCTTTGAGCGTGGCCCCATCAAGACACAACACTGATTGATCAGCCAACACTTCACCATCACTGGCTTCTACTAGATGAATAACTGGTTGTGATCCAGGATACGGTGGACTCATGGGCGGCGAAGAGTCAGGAGTAATAAACTGAACAATATAAACTTTATCTCGTACTTCAGGATCTAGGTCAGCCGCAAACACAACTCGGCTGCCGTCAACGAATGTGTATCCGTCAATGCTGTAGCCAGCAGATCCTTCTATGTTACTCAAGGCGTCAGTTTGTGAAAAATCAATCACATTGATTGGCTGCTTGCCTTCTGTGCCCATGTTGAATAATCGAATATCAGGTTGAAATTCAATAATGGGACGTTTGGCACGGTAATCATTATCTAAAACTGGTGGAAGATTGTTGTAAGTAGCCGAAGCCTGAATCACATCCAAATGGAACCAACGATTACTACGGGTCCAGGCATTTAGATCCAAACTGGCCCGGTCAATAGTGAGATAATCAAGATCTTTGGGCTCTACAGCAACCGTGCTGTCGTTGTCATCTATCACATAGGTTTCTGGACACACAAAGTTAGAGACCGGCAGTAATTCAATGGCTGTTCCGACCCCACTAACATAGTACTGTTTGTCACTTATGGCTGTGGCTGATGATCCTGCGCCTGTGGCACTGCTAAGAGTAAATCTTGCACCGCCCAGTTGTTCAGAAATAGAAAATTGTATTCCATTGGCTGTGAGTGTGTCTACATAGTAGGTTTGCCCAGGCACAATACCGCCTAGAGTGGTACCTGTGAATACGATCGCTTCACCCACATACAATCCAGCAGTGGAATTACAAGTGATAAGATTGCTGCCGCCCACTGTGGCTGTGTAGGTAAGTTGAGTAGTACCTGATCCATAACTGGCTGGTTCTACTGAGCCTATAAATTTAACTTTGAGTCCGTTGGTAAATTGCACACCGTTGGGACTGGTATAATTCTTTTGTCCAATAACTTGATCAATGTAGGTTGTATCTGCTTGAGTTGGTTCTAGTAATCTAATCTGACCAAATATTTCTGGGTCAGTGCCGTCTTGGTAGTACAAGGTATCTAGAGTTGCGGTCAACAGAGGAATCTGTGAAAAGTAACCTGATCCTGCCTTGTACCATGATGTGTTGCTGTAAACATTACCATACAACACTGTGAATTTTTCATTCACATTGACATTGGCAATCTTGGCCAAGCTGATGTAATCTATGCCTTGTCGATCTACAATGCTAATTTGCCATACCTGGTATCGGTCACCAACTGGTACCTCAGTGGTTCGATCAAACTCTATGCTGTCAAAGCTGCCTGGCAAAGTATTGTTAGCATCCAGTCGAATCAATGGATCAAACAAGGTGGTTTCTAACCAACCGCCAGTTTCAGCATCAATTACGGGATTGGTAAACACCAATGTGCGATTGCTGAGATATGTAATACCATCAATACCACCATATTGAGAGATGAATTGTTCTACTGATTGATTGTTGATCTGATTGAACTGCAAATTAGTCAGCAAATCAATTGGTCCCACGTCTGTGAGATTGTAATAAAATTCTTGTGCAGTTTTTGACGGGACTTCAAAAATCACAGTGCCTAGGTCTTGACCGTTTCCACTAACACCATAAACGTCTCTATTGCTGATATTGGGAGTGCTGAGGAGTTTGCCATTTATACCTGGATTGGTTTGGATCCAAAATCCCGGTCCGGTGCCTGGTGCGCTGTCAACAATGTTGATGGTGCCGCGCAGGTTTGTTTGATTCTCACTGACATAGTACAGTGTATCTGGAGCATCTTGTGGCACAACAAATGTGACCAGGCCAAATGCACTGCCATTTCTACTGACTCCCGAATCGTAAGTATCGCTGGTGCCCAGGCTCAGGGCAGTTTTAATCCAAAAAGGATAAACACCAGTCAAGTTCAAATTGAAAACATAAGTGTTGCCACGTGCCAGGGTCAGTATGGGATTGGACTGAAAATCAATTTGATAACTGGTGGTTCCTTGATTTGTTACACGAAAGTTCTCAGTTTCTTTTGTGTTTTGTGCAACCTGAAAAGTATAACTACCACCACGCACAAGATCAATTGTGGGATTATTGCCAGTTTGGCCACTGAATGTGTACACGCCATTTTCACGGGTGACTACAAAGTTGTATGATGTGGGTACTCCTGTTGCACCCACATCCACCACATCAGGGCCGTTGGGCAACCAAAAATACTGACTGAAGTTGATGAATGCATCATAGTTGATAAATGGATCCCAGGTATAGTATTCATTTCTATACAACAAGTCGGGACGAGTTTGATCTCCGCCCTGGAATCCAATGGCATCATTTATGCCAGGATATGTGATGGCATCTTTGATTTTGTTTGTGTCAGGTTCAAGAATTATTACCCCAGGTTCAAGTTGATACTCTTGGCGACTCTCGCTAGGCTCAACTACATAACTGTCGTTGGGATTTACACCAGGGCCCACTGACCGTCCAATAAACCCCTGAGTCTTTTTAAACTTGGGTTCCTGGACCAGGGTGTCTAGTGTGGCACCAAGAAATTGTTTATTGACTGGTGTTTGAAAAATTTGTGGAAGAAAATCAACTGATCGTGTACGTGCCATTAGATTACCCCGCTGCCTGGAGCAGTGCGTAGATTAGTACTGGTCAATGCTTCGATTACATCAATGTTGGCGATGGTAGCAGCGTTGGCAAAAATTTCATTGGGCTGACTACGAATCTCGTACAAATCACCAAAACTCTTTTGTTGGTCGAGCGGTACCAACACAACTGAACTGATGATGGTTCCTAGTTGACGGTGCAAGTAAGCAGCCAGTTCTGAAAAATAGAAAGTATCGCCAAAATTCCATTTGTCAATGCTGAAATAATTGTTCATTTCTGCCAACACTGAACTTTTAATTTCACTGGTACTGGCTGTGCTGTTTTGCGCACGAATTACTTTGATGGTGGCTTTTAATTGCTGTGCTGCCTTGGCACCAAACAATGGTTTAAAGACAACAGAATTAATCACCATGTTGTCTGAAATCATTTTGTAGTCTTGTAAATTTTGATATTCGGTTGTTAGTTCATCAATAGTGGGCATTTCTGGTTCAGTCACTGTGCCAGTGGTGTCACGCAACCAATTTTGATAAGCAGTATAATAACTCAGTGTCACGACATACAAGTCAATGATGTTGGTGGACCCTGGGTCAATTCTATTGGTCAATGGACTATTGTGTCTATATTGAAAATATAGACTTTGACGTCCTGTTCTAGCCAGCCACTCGCCAGCAGTATATGCCACTAGTGTTCTAACACCATTGGTATTGATGCTTAACAAATAAAATGCGTCTTGACTGTAAGCATAGAATACTTGTCCTGGGCTCCAGGCAGTTTTTACCAGTTCAATATCATCAATGGTAGCATAATCATAATTTACCACATCAGGTTCTACTAAGAGATAGCGTTGCAAATTGTCAAAGTCCACTGTGCGTTGTAAAAACACAAGACTGCCAGGATTTGTAGTTGTACCTACAATTTCTTCAAAAAAGTCAGGATTGTCTGGCACGCCATCATTGTCTGAGTCACGATAACTGACCAACACTTGGAAGTCGTCAACATAGCCGTCACTTTCTACAGGTTGCCCAATGATTGTGGTATAGATATCACCAGGTAGAGATGCTGTTGAATCAGGCTGTGTATTCACGGCCAGCACATTGATAAAATCTTTGATAATTGTGCCTGTTCGACTGTCATAAACCAACTGGTTGCCATAGAAGAAAAATCTTGTCTGCAGAACTGAGCCAAAGTTGTAACTTAATCCGCGAAAGGTAATTGTGTAATTTTGGTTGACCACTTCAAATGCCACCAGCCAGGAAGCATCAAGATTGGCACCAGACTGATTGCCGGCGTATTGCTGGCTCCAAGATGAGACATTTTCTTGTGTGCCAAAGTTTAAATTGGTACTGGTGATCAAATACCAACTGCCGGGAGTGTAGTTGGTGATTGCCAAGGTGCCTTCGCTGTCGTAACCAATGCCAAAATTACGGAACAACAAAATTTGATCAGCCATCTGCTGTTGCAGTGTTGTGGACAAATCAGTTACAAACGCAGGAATAATGCTGTCAACAATGGCTCCAGTTGGAACAAAATTGTTGATGGTAACTGGACCGGAACCTGAAGTCAAGTTACCAACACCGTTGTTGTACCCATCACCCACAATTGCTTGAGGCGCGGCCCAAATGACTGTGGTCTCATCTGCACGAGTAGCAGTTCCTTGAACCAGTCGATTATTGCGATCAAAGTAGTATCCAGTAGGAGCTACAAATTTTATCAAGCTACCCACAACAGCGTATTTAAACAGTGTGGTCACTGTGGTACCAATAGGAATAGGGACTCCGGCGGCATTGACAAAATACCCAGTGGTCTCATTGGCCAAAGTTGTACTTTGATACCAGGTTGTACCTGCAGTGCTGCCAGTATTGATAGTTTCTCTAGGAAAATTATCATAATAAAACTGTCGCATTGTGGCATCACCAATACTGGGTTGTACTTGATTTGTGATCAAGTCAGCAACATCATTGCGATTGTCAAAAGTAAACAATATGGTAGGTAGAATTAAATTGCGCCATAGTCCACCGTCACTGGAGAATGAATTGGTACTGGAATATTTGCCGGTGTTGTCAATCAAGTCAAGATAACGACTGGTACCAATTGACGCACGATTCAGGGCTTTTGATTTGATGATTGAATTGTAAGCAGTGTATGGAAACAAGTTATAGTCTTCACCATTGACCATGCGGTTCTGTGTGTAGTAACGGGCAGGGGCACGTTGTTTGATCTCAGCAATGGGTTCACGTGCCTGACTGTTGCTCACAGGACGAGTGATACCGCAGGTAAAAGTAATGGTCTGCAAGTTGCCGTTGCGATCAATGTAACTGATGGGCAACACAACATTTTGCATTTCTTCAGGATTGATAATGTATTGCAAACCATTGCTGGCACGAACATACGCACGGAATACGCCCACAGGAATTTGTGAGAACACACCATCGCCAAAGATCATGGTGATTTGATCATTTGCTCTGCTGGTCACACTGTAGATTGGCAGCAATGATGTTGATCTCTCAGCTGCCGCTTGGTAAATGTTTTCTACATATTTCCATTCTTGATTGATGTTGCCCAAATTGTCTAGTTGGAACAACCAACGATCTTCATTGTTGACTCCTTCAATGTTGATGTCCACAGTGCGATTGGCAATGCGTTCAGCCAAGTTAAAGTCTTGATTTTGCAACACGCCTTGTTTGAACAAAAAGAAGTAACCATTGTTGGCGCTTTGGAATCCCAGTTGATCGTTACGGTACAGCACATTGAATGAAGTGTTGGGCTGTGGACTGGGTTCATACACATAATCTTTGCCAGCGCTCGTTGATGTCATGGCTTCAAACTGCATGTTAACTCCATCCACAGTGGCAGCATAAGGAATCACAGGCAAAAACCCTGGCACTAGATTGATTGCATATTCGTCGGTGGTGACACCCAATATGGCTTGACGATTACCGGGGCGGCCAACCTTTTGACTATCTATCAAACTAGCATTGATGATGGCAGTAAATTGCTCTTGCCAGTCATTGTTGGTAGGATCGGCCCAGTTTATTGTGACATTGCTCAGGTTGACGCCGTTGTAGTCCACAACATTTTCAGTTGTGGTAACGTTGAATACTTTGAGAAAACCTTCAGCTGCGGTGTTGCGTTTGGCTGAATAACTCACAAGATTTGCCAGGCGCACAACTGAATCTCTGCGTTCAGCTGTGTCCATGTAGTTTTCACGAGTGTTTAGGTCTGTGCGGAAAGCCAGTGCTTGTCCCATGAACGCCATGACGTCCAGCAGGGCAATAAATTCGCTGGATTCAATGTAGTCATTAAAGGTTTCAGGATAATACAAACGCAGGTAGTCGATGAAACTTTTGCGTAGTGTTTCAAAATCGTAACTTTGAAAATCAGCTTCGCGGTAAGTTTGATAGATCTGTTTCCAATCTTCTACACCAAATACTGCCGTTTGTCTTGTGGTTGTTGCCATTTATCTGTGCCTCTTTGTTATTTATTATGTGCAAAAACTGGGTAGTTTATGTTACATAACTGGCACTGCGTTGTTGTTCATCAAAAAATAAACTTAAAATTTTTGCATCAGTAGTGTTGACCACAGTGACCTGCAACTGTATCAATATACCATTTTCCTGCGGGTACACCTGAATGTCATTCAAAAACAATCTTGGATCTCCACCAACCACTCGTTGAACTTCGTCTCGAATCTGTTGTTGCAGTTGTTCAACTTGATTTTCAAAAAGGTAGTTAAAGATACTTGAACCGTACGCAGGGCGTCCAGGCAACTCACCTTGACGAATGTTAAACGCATTCAACAGGTCACGCTGAATCAAATCAAAGTCCACAAGAGTGAACTTTTTGTTTTGATTAATGGTATTGAAACCGATGTATGTGGTCATATTGATATTTATGGGTTAGCCGGACTTGACTCTGCGTAGATTGGGCAGATACAGTGTGCGTATGTCATCAATAAATGCCAAAATAGAAGCCAGCAGGTCTTCAACTTCTCTCAGTGCAGTTGGCACACGGTTTGTCAATTTATCAATGTCAGTTTTTAGAGATTCTGTACGTTTGGCCAACTCATTTAATTTTTTAACAATATCTGACAATTGTCCAATTTTGGCATCAACATTACTGGTTGTGGCCTCTGTTTTATTGATTTCATCAAATTTTGCCTGATACTCTTTAAAAAGATTTGTTACCACTTTTTTCTCTGCAAACAACGGTCCGGGCAATCTTGGTGTGGTGTCATTGTAGTCTATTGGGGGTATTTTATCATTGCCAAATACTCGTCCCATGGCAGCAGTCAATGTTTCTCTGCTGACTGTGTCTGTGGCCTCGCCCGGAGGCTCTTGTTGTAACATAGCATCATTAAATTTTTCTTCGGCTGACCCAATGGCAAACTGTGCATCTTTAAATTTAGTATCAAATTCGGCTTGTTTGTCAGCAGGCAATTGCCCCTTGATCCAGGCAGCTCCCTCGGCTGCATCTTTACTGAATACTGATGCTATGCCACCCAGCTGTTTGGGGTCAAGCCCGGCAGTGGGCAATCCTAATGAGCCGGCAGCGGCCAGCCCTTTGCTCATTAAATCTTGTTGTGTTAGACCTTGGGCTGCTGGATTGCTCAACAAACTGTCAAGGTTGTTGATGCCGCCTTTGCCTGTCCATACTGCAGGACTCTTTAGCACTGTGGTTAAATCGTTGGCTCCTTGCTTGAGAAATGAGCCAGCAGTGCCGGGTTTGAGTAATCCTGCTGTTTCTAATTGTGTGGCATCAAGTCCAAATTTGCCCACCCCAGCTGAGTTGGTAAACTGACTAAAATCTTGTCCAACTGCTGTCCCCACTGATGCCATGGTGGCACGAACATCTGTAGTGCTTAATTTACCCATGGGCACCAATGCTGTGGCTGTTTTTGCAAAGTCAGCAGTGTCAATGCCGTTGGCAACTGGTTCTCCAAATAAACTACTAATTTTGCCGGCAGTTTGTTGCAGTATTGATCCAGCACTGCCTATTTTAGATTGTAAATTACCAGTGGTGCCTGCAGCCAGTGACTGTTTGGCACTTTCTGCAATACTGGCAAATTGATTTTGCACACCCCGATCTGTTCCCGGAAACCCAGCAAGTTCCTGTGACAGTTCCGCTTTGGCCGAGGCCAATCCATCTGCAGCCTGTGTCTGTGCGCTGAGCACGTCTCCAGGACTAAATCCAGTTAATCCTCCAGTGCCAGCTTGCTTTTTAAAAATCTCAAATGCTTGTTCTCGAGTCATGCCTGGAGGACCATTAACTTCGAATGTTTTTGCTATGGCTGTGGGGTCAGGCACTCCAAATTGTTTGGCAATGGCTGCGGCCTTGGCTTTTTCTTCTTCAGTCAATGGTCTGCTTGATGCAGTATTGGTTGTTGAATTGCTGCGGCGGTATGGATCATAAGTCTTGCCGTCATCCACAGGTCTAGGTCCCGGCAGCGGACTAAGTCCACGACGCAAACGTTCGTTGTTCACACGGTCCCAGACAATGGGATCATTGCCACTGTAAGTCAGTTTGTCATCAGGGGT